GCAAAGAATATTGAAGTGAAAGCTTCAGTAGACTCTTCAAAAGCCGCTCAAGACGCGACAAAGGAAGCACCTTATAATAAAACTAAAGGTGAACCAAAAGGACCGTCTGAACCAGCCGAAGTCAAAAAGGCCGAAGATGCTATAGCAGCAGGTATTGCAAAAGTAAGTCAGGCACCATTGAATAAAGTTCATGGCAAGCCAACTGACGTTTCAATTCCTTCTGTAACAGAATCAGAAGCTCCAAAGACAAAAGCAGGTATCATCAATGCTGTCTATCAACATATGTCAGAAATGACGACCGAAGAATTGGCGAACGTGTACCAAACGCTGACGAATCCTAGCGATATCCATCAAGCGCCGTACAATAAGCCAAATCCAGACGATGCAGTTGAGCCTAAACTGGGCGTGAAAACACCTGGTCAGGAAACTCAAGTCTTAGTAGACGAAGAAGATGCAGAAGATGCAGAAGAAAAGAAGCATGAAGACGACAAAGATTCCGAAGAGGATGAAAAGAAGTCTGAAATGCCAATGAAGAAAGATGATGAAGACGAAGAAGATTCAGAAGAAAATGAAGAAGAAGCAAAAAAGAAAGTTGAAGAATCAATCAACGCTCTTTTAAAAGCTGAAAAATCATTAACTGAAGAATTCCGTTCTAAAGCTTCAGGACTTTTTGAATCTGCAGTAAAGACAAAAGTGGCAAAACAAGTTCTCCGCCTAGAGGAAAACTACAAGACACAGTTAAACGAAGAGTTGGCGAAAGCTACTCAAGGTTTAGCTGAAAAAGTCGATAGCTATCTTAGCTATGTAGCCTCCACATGGATGGAAGAAAACAAAGTAGCCATTGAGTCAGGTCTTCGTACAGAGATTGCGGAAAACTTTATCAACTCTCTCAAGAGTGTGTTTAAAGAATCCTATATCGAAGTTCCAGAAGCAAAAGAAAACTTAGTTGATACTCTCAACAAAGAAGTTTCTAAGCTCGAAGAACAATTACTCAAGACGACAGAATCCAATATGAAGCTCAACGAGACTGTAAACACTTTAAAGCGTTCACAGATCCTCGCAGAAGCATCCGCTGATCTCGCCTCAACAGAGGTAGTAAAGCTAAAATCTCTCACAGAATCAATCGGCTTCGATGATGTAAAGACTTTCCAACAGAAAGTAAAAAGTATCAAAGAGTCTTATTTCCGTAAGAATGTCATCTCACCCAAAGAAAACGAAATAGAAGTAGTTTTAAATGAAGACGGCCAAGAGGTCGATCTTAATCCAGTAATGGAAGCTTATTCTACAGCAATTACAAGGGCTTTAAAACAGCCTTAAAAAACTAACAAAACAAAATCAGGACACTAACATGTTCAACTCAGAAAACCTAATCAAAAAGTGGGCACCAATCCTTGAACACAAGGATCTCCCAAAGATCAAAGACACATACCGCAAGTCAATCACTGCGGTTATCCTTGAGAATCAAGAAAAAGCAATGCGCGAAGAGCGTGCTCAATCTTCATTCCAAGCTATCAACGAAACAGCAGCTAATGCTACTACAGGTGGCACAGGCTACATGGCTAATTGGGATCCAATCCTTATCAGCTTAGTACGCCGTTCAATGCCTAACCTCATTGCTTATGATATCTGTGGCGTTCAACCAATGAGCGGTCCAACAGGTTTAGTATTTGCTATGAAGAGCAAGTACACATCGCAAGGTGGCACAGAAGCAATGTATAACGAAGCTAACGATGCTTTCTCAGGCACCGGTTCAATGGGCAGCGATTCTTCTTCACTTCCTACCGTAACTGGTGGATCAGGTGCAGATGCAGATGGAGTAAATGACTCTTTTGCAAATGGCGTTGGCATGAGCACAGCTTATGGTGAAGGTCTTGGTACTGGTTCTTCTGGTGCTGGCAGCTTTGCACAGATGGCTTTCTCAATCGAAAAATCCACTGTTACAGCTACAACACGTGCACTCAAAGCTGAGTACACAATGGAATTAGCTCAAGATTTAAAAGCAGTTCACGGTCTAGATGCAGAGTCAGAATTGGCTAACATCCTTTCCGCTGAAATCTTAGCTGAAATCAATCGTGAAGTTATCCGTACAATCAATGTTAAATCTATCTTAGGTTGCCAACAACAAGGCATCGCAGTCCCAGGTACATTCAACTTGTACACAGATGCAGATGGTCGTTGGTCCGCAGAAAAGTATCGTGGTCTATTAGTTCAGATCGACCGCGAAGCTAACAAGATCGCTAAAGATACACGTCGTGGTAAGGGCAATTTTGTACTATGTTCTTCGGACGTAGCTACAGCTCTTGCAGCTTCTGGTACTCTTGATTACGCTCCAGCATTATCAACTCAATTAGAAATTGATGATACAGGTAACACTTTCGCAGGTGTTCTCAATGGTCGTATCAAGGTTTATATCGATCCATATGCAACAGTTGACTACGTCACAGTTGGATACCGTGGAACAAATCCATATGATGCTGGTTTATTCTATTGCCCATACGTACCATTAACTATGGTCCGTGCAGTTGGTCAATCAGACTTCCAACCACGTATCGGATTCAAGACACGTTACGGTATGATCGCTAACCCATTCGCTGAATCCCCAACAGCACCACAAAATGGTGTTGGTAACAATCGCGCGAATAAGTACTTCCGTATCTTCGCGGTTAAAGGCGTTCTAAGTCCAGCACACCCAAGTAATTAATCGTTGAGTACAGTTTAATCTGTATTTAATAAATTACTAATAAAATTAAGCCACTCCGAAAGGGGTGGCTTTTTTTGTTTATAGATATTATTAACAATAAGGTATATAAATAAGAGTATAAATGAGTAACTTAACCGCTAATAAAAATTATCTTTCTCCAACGGGGTTTAAAGTAACAATAAACTCCACATCGTTTGCTAATATGGAGTATTTTTGCATTCGCACGTCAGTTCCTTCTATTAGTTTAGGCGAGATATCTCTTCCATTTCGTGCAACATCTAATTATGTATCTGGAGAGCGTATTGAGTGGGCTCCATTTGAGATGACATTTCAAGTATCTCAATTTCTTGAAAATTATGCAGAACTTTATAACTGGATTACAAATAATGCAAAATTAGATAAATTTGTAAAATCTGATATGATACTTTCTATTCTTGATGCGCATAATAATGTATCAAAACAAATTAGGTATGTTGATGCTTTCCCTACATCAATTGGATCGATTGATTTACATACTCAGAATACTGATGTTGAATACGTAACTGTAGATGCTTCATTTAGATATTCTTACTTTGAATTTTTATAATTTACTTTGTCAGTCGTTTGTGATAATTTAATACATTATGTTAAACATTGAAGAACTGCTTGTAATGTGGAAAAAAGATTGTGAGATTGATGAAATGGCACTTGATGAATCATCGCTCGCAGGAATAAAACTTCATTCTAAATATCTCGAATTACATACTGTTATAAAACTGCAATTAAAGAAAAAAGAGTTAGAACAACAAGTATTATTAAGAGATAAATGGTTATACTTTAATGGTAAGATGGAAAAAGAAGACATGGATAAGCGCAATTGGCCTTACGATCCATTTAATGGATTAAAGATCATGAAATCAGACATGGAATATTATTTTAATGCAGATCCTGAATTACAAAAAAGCGAGGAAAGAATAACGTATTTAAAGACTATGCTTGAAACTCTTGAAGAGATACTAGGAAATCTTAAGTGGCGGCATAGCACGATAAAAAATTGTATAGATTGGCGTAGATTTACTTCAGGAGGTTAATAATAAATCTAACTGATGATATCGAAACGAGTTGATAATGCAGGTCCAAAAGATCAGCTATGGGCCAAATGGAATCTTTTGAGTGGAGATGAGAGACACGCTTATTTTGAACATGCGGATATGCTTGTGAAAAAAGGATACTTAGATAATCCTGATAATAGAGATATACTTGATATAGCTTTGTCAATATTTGCTTCTAAATCTGCCATGATAAATAAAGACACTACTAATAGTAATCATGGTAATATTAAAGATAAAAAAGAAGAATGAGGTCTTTGTTAGAATAGACTGTGACGATAGCGGCACTCTTCAAGAACTGAGTGAATTTTTTACGTTCTTTGCGCCAGGCTATAAATGGATGCCCAGCTATAAGAATAAGTTTTGGGATGGCAAGGTTAGACTCTATAATTCTCGCGATCACACGTTATACGCCGGTTTAGTACCTTATCTTAAAGAATTTGCCGAAGTAAGACAATGTGAATTAGAATTTTTAGATGACAACTACTATGGACGTATAGATTCAGAGATTTTTATAGATCAAAATCAATTAAATAAATTCATTGAAGACTTAAATCTATATGCGCATAATAAGCAGATAGAAGTTAGGGATTATCAATTAGATGCAGTAATACAAGTACTTACGCATACTAGAAAGCTTCTTCTAAGTCCTACCGCATCTGGTAAATCATTGATAATCTATATACTAATTCGCTGGTATTTAAGCAAGTTAAAAGAAATGCCAAATGAAAAAGTGTTGATTGTAGTTCCTACGACGTCATTGGTTGAACAGCTTTTTAAGGACTTTCAAGACTATTCCACGAATGACCAGGACAATTGGAATAATGATGAGAAGTGTCATAAGATATACTCAGGTAAAGAGAAGATAAACATACAGCAAGAAGTTATAATAACTACCTGGCAATCTATTTATCAAATGCCTCCCGGTTGGTTTGAAAACTTTCGAATGGTTATAGGAGACGAAGCGCATAACTTTAAGGCTAAATCGCTTGCTTCTATCATGGAGAAATTGAGGGATTGTAAGTACCGCGTAGGAACCACCGGCACACTCGATGGCACTCAAACACATAAATTGGTATTAGAGGGTCTTTTTGGACCAGTATATCAGGTTACTACCACTAAAGAGCTTATAGATTCGGAAGCACTTTCTCAACTCGATATCTCTATTCTTCTACTTAAGTACGATGATAAATACTGTCAAGAAATGAAAAAGAAGACCTATCAAGAGGAGATAGATTTTTTAGTCAGTTATATACCTAGAAACAAATTTATTCGTAACTTAGCGCTTGCACAAGAAGGAAATACATTGATTCTTT